GCAGATTAGCACGGAAATTGCCTACTTCTTGGTAGCCGGCGGTCTCGATGTGCATAATAGCCTTTTCAATTCGGCGTTCCAGTTCGCTCCGAGATGGGCGACTTGGCTCTGCTGCTTCGCCGGCCTCCCAGATTACAGCATTGCGACCCGATGAGTTCTTGCGACGCAGTTGAGAGTCTCGAACTCGTCCCTCAAGAACCAATGCTCGGCGTCGAGCGGTAATGGAAGAAATCTGCATACCAAGAACCTTGGCTACTTCTTGGTCGGTGCGTGGCTTTTCGCTAATGAGCGAGTAAACTTTTTCCAGTTGGGTTTCAACCAAGTGTTCAACAGATTCTGCGGCCTCTCGGCTGGTCTTAGAACTCCGTTGAAATGGTGCTGTAATTTTCATGTCACTCCTTTTGTCTTTAGAACGCCCCAATGCGTTCGATTCAAAGATACCACACCCTCGAGCCCGTGTCAAGTCAGAAACGCAAAATCCCCGACCTTTTTAGGGGCCGGGGCATTTTGCAGTGACAGAAAGGAACTACAATGAACAGGGAGTGAGACTGCTCGGTTATAAGTATAACGTGTAATTATCGTTCCCAGGGCTCTCGATTTGACTGCGACGCTGGAAAATGTTAGAATGGATGCGTTGCAGATAGGCTGTAACATTCGAGAGAAAGGAATTACATGTTCTTAATGGACAAATTTATTGCAGAAGCAGACGACTTGGAGTTGGAGTTGCTAAAGCCTACTAACTTAGAGTTGCTTAACGACTACTACTTTGCTATGGAGGCGGTCAGCGACAACGGAAACTGGTTCGGCTACATTGTTTTGCCCGACAACCGTGAGGTTGCTGTTGCTTACAATGCGGCGTCTGGTGCCACCAAATACCGCAAAGACGATGCTTACTATCAGTTTGCGGACGACGCCAAGAAGATTTTCCCTTTGGATTCTTGCGCAATTGACACTATGAGCGCACTTTTGGTGCTGTCAGAAGCACGGGGCTGGGACGACGCATGAACCACTTCTACGAAATAGAAACCCCTTTTGTTATCTCGGCATACGAAAAACGCGGTCGGGAATACAAGGAAATTGGGGTTTTGTTTGAGGGCGGAATTGCCCCCGTTGAAGCCTTTGAGATGTTTACGCAGTTTTGCAATGCAATCCCCATGTGGCAAGTAGTCCAACATTCCCTAGAAGCAGAAAAGATTGACCCTACGTTGCCAACGTCGGCATACGAGGTTCGTCTTATCAACTCACTGTCTCGGCGTGTTGTCGCTTCTGTCTTGTGGGAAGCATCGTCAATAGACGAGTGCAAAGAAGACTTTAAGAGCCGCAACGTCAAAACATACAATTTGTATGCAGAGATTGACCTAGCAGAAGGCGAAGACATTGAAGAAATCAATCTTACAGCCTTGTTTGCTAGCAATGGATTTAGGGTACTTGACATTACACCCTCTGATGAGGTAGAATATACAGACACAGAAAGAAAGGAGCAGTAATGGGAGTAAATCATCGTTGGACAGACGGAGAAGAGTCTTTGGCTGGAAGTCTAATCACCACGTTTGCAGTGGGAGAGTTAAAGTTGTTGGCATTGTCGGTTCCGGCTTCATCGTTGTCGTCAGGCAATTTTTATGACGTTATCGAGATGCCCGGAGGCACGACGCTTTATGTCTGCATTTCTCAAGACCACATCAAAGAACTGGTTTCAGACGTAGACGACCCGTACCAAGTTGGGTTTTCGTTTGGTGTCTTTATTGGCAACCTATTAACGTCGATTTATTTTGAACTTATGTCAGAAGCGGAAGATGACTAAAAAACTCACAAAGGAAGAGCGTTGGGAAGTTAGCGAACGCTGGCGCGCAAATGCAATCATTGAAAAGTCCGTTAGGGACGACAAGAATGTTATTGAAGAACTGACCTCTCACTTTGTTGCCCGCCGTTTGATTGAAGAATTGACCGGTGAGGAGGTTGTGCTGAACAAAAAGAATCGCCGGCAAGACCCTAATAAGGTCCTGCCGGCGTGGGGTAAAGAAAACGTTGGTCGAGAGATGACCACTGAAGAAATTCAAAACTCGCTTAAGGTAACTTACTCTGTTGTAATAAAGTTGCTCAAGAACACCGACTACTTTTACAAGGTCAAGCGAGGGCTGTATAAAGTTTACGATGGTGCGGGAGACCGAGAAGCGGCTAAGGTCGCTAGCAAGAAAAAGGTTGATGCACCTGCTACACTGATTTAGTAGCCCGACAAGGTTTGCGGGGCACTTGAGTTTGGAACGACTCAGGTGCCCCGTTTTTTCTATTCTACGACTTCCCCGTCAATAAGACCAGAGGCCCAGGTAGGCGTCATGCCGTCGCCAAGGTCCATGATAGAGCGAGCAAACATTGTGCGTGCTGTCTCAATCTGGTTTTCCTTAAGGTTCAGGTCACGGCTAAGAATAACAGCCATGAACGCCGCGCCAATCATGTTGGCTTGTTGCTCCTCGAGCGCCACGATGCGCTTCTGCAAGTCAAACTTGAGCAAGAACTCTAGGGACTTTTGGTATCGCTCCCAAGCACGTTCAAGAACCTCAATAAGCGCACGGGTGTGCTCAATGCCTGTCTTGTCAGTGACCTCTAGGATGCCGTTTAGTTCCTGCAACTTTTCTTCAAGCACCAGAGACCACTGCTTCATTTTACCGGCCAGTACAAAGGCTTCTACCTCTGGTGGTCGAATGGGTTCAGGCTCTCCAAGGCGCTCAGTAAGCGTTGCAAACTCACGCTTCATTTGAACCTGCACAGCGCCCTTGACGTGAGTAGGCGTTGAGCCACCATGCCACTTACAGCGACCTTCGCCAAGGTGGGAAGTGCCCATGCCTTGTGTTTTGACGCAGTAGCGAGTAATGTCAAGTTCTTTGAGTTCCTTGCTACGAAGCCTGGCCCCGCATTTGCCCTCAACGGGTTCTGCGGAGCCAGGAATCTTTTGGTCTGGGTATGTTTCACTCCAAAGGAGTTCATCGTCGGTCATTGCTACTCAATTCGTAGTTGTGTGATGCGGCATTGTTGGTGCCAACAACAATCCAAGTTTTTACAATCGGTTTGCCTGCGGGCTTTGGTTGCGAACTAGGGTGTCGCTTCATTGCTCGCTTGCGTTTTAGTGATTTATAAAATCTCATGCCTTCAATTTCTTTTCTGCCTCTTCGGCCTTTTTCTTGCGTCGGTATTCGGCAATGTATTCACGATGTGCGGCCTTACATGGGTCACACATTGGCTCAAGCCGCTTGTTGTGAAGGATGTAGCCCTTCTCAGTGCCGTGAGCAATGGGAACGTCCGAAACAAGGTCTCCTCGCTTTTGAGCACGGCGCTCTTTCTGCAACTGCTTATTGATTGTACGGTCAAAAAACGGCTGAGAAATGCCAAGCGCACGACGCTTTGCGTATCGCTCTCGTTCTGTTGTGCCCGCCCAAAATCCGTAATGCTCGTACTGCATTGCTTGCTTTAAACACTGCTCCTTTACGGGGCAAACATCACAAAGTTCGTAGCATTCTTCTGACGGCTCTTCTGCAAAGAAATCAAGCCCGCTGTTTCGACAAGCGGCATCGTCTGCCCATTCATAGTTGCGAATTGGTTCCATTAGATAGAAAACCAATCTTCTGGCAGTTCCCAGTCTTCGACGTTTCCAAGTCGCACCATGTGGGCGCAGGGGTCTAGGCCCTCGTCCCAAGCACGCTCTTCGGATTCATGCAAAGGGTAGGCATCGTGGGTCATGCAAAACTGCTCACTGCAAAACCCCTTCTCCATACCAATCTTGTACCATTGTTCAAACGTTATTTCCATTTTGTTCCTTTCTGTTAAAAACACTCTTTGTCTGCTGACCACTCGGGCAAAAATCCCCCGTTGGCTTTATACACTGCTACTGCTACTGCGTCTTGCTCAGGACCACTCGCATTCTGAGCAAGTGCCGCATACTTTAAGCCACCGTAGTGAGCCCAAATGTAGTCGGCAAATTGGTAAAGCCCTCCATCACCAGAGTAAACATTTACGCTTGTCGGGTGATTGGTTGATTCGTGAAACCGGATGCACGCAAAGGCTGCTTGGGCTGAGAGCGGAATCGAGGCAATGGGGCTTGACGCTGAAGGCCAGTAGGCCGTTGAGTCCGTTGCCCTTGTGTCCCATTCGTTTCCTGCACTAAGTTTTGCTGCTGGTTTTGAGGCTGGCTCTGGGAACTTGATTTCAAGAATAGCCTCTGTTGTTTTAATGTTTGCTTTGTCATTTGCATCAATTGTACCATGGTTAGCACTATGATTGCAAATCAATGTGGCAATAAAAATTGCCGCTATTACGTTTTTCATTACAGCCTTTCTCTAGCGGCACAATGAAGATTTTTCACAGGCCCAGAGACGCTGGTGGAATACTTGATTGCTGCTTCCACTGCGCCGGTTAGCGCACCCTTGTTCAACTCTTTGCGACCTTCTAGGTAGCCAAGAGCGTAGGGCGAACCGGAACCCACTGCCATAAACGGTGAGTTCAATTGAAGAACCGAAAAGTCATTCTGAATAATGACCAACGGTTTTCCGGGCCACGCACAAAGAATCTCCATGTCAGACATAGAGGATTCTTCGCCCGTAATCCCTTTAAGCAAATCCACAATGTTTTGTGGAGTGCAGTTTTCGGACTTCAAGGAAGCAACGAGGTTGATTACTCGCCACGACCCTGCAACTCCGATTAACCCATTGCCGGCATGTTTGATTGCCTTGGGCGTCTTTACTTCAAAAATCATTCCGTCGCCGGAAGCACCGGAGTCGAAAGACATTGAGCATTCGTCTTTGTTTGTGTATGCAACGATGACACTCATCAGTCCCACACGCCATCAAACAAGAACTGACGGTCACGCAAAATACGGTCAGGCCAGTCTACACCCTGCAAACGGTCGCCACGGAAACGCTTTACATGGAGCATGGTCTTATCCACTTCGTCCTTGTAGAGCGAGATACCGGTCTCAGGCCACGCCATCCATCGTTGCGAACCCATAGGGGTGAGTTCACGCTCGCCCTTGGCACCCTTGGCGGCGTGGTGCTCCATGACCAAAGCAAAGTCGTATGTTGTGCGCAGTTTGTCAAGTACCGCCATTGCGCCGTCGGCAGAGTCTTCGTAGGTCTCGTTAGCCCCACGTCGATACATCTTGTAAATGGGTCCAATGCATACCAACTCTGGTCGGTGCGCCGCAATCTCACGCTGAATCTCAGCGAGGTCAGACAACTTGCGAATCTCAATGCCACCGGGACGACGGAAAAACTTCAGTCGGCTCTCGTCGTAGTTATCGCCCACACGCTCACGAAGCATGTTCATAAATGGAACACCGGTTTGAGTAATGGCCTGCGTAGGGTTCTCGAGGTCAATGATGAGCGCCCGAACTGGCGGAATCTCACGGTGACTAAACGGGTGAACGCCCTGCGACGCAGCCATCGCAATGGTGCGAAGAATCATTGACTTACCGGCACCTTCCTCGGCCACAACAATTGTGCGGCTTTCACGGGTCATCATGCCGGGGATAACAATAGGCGCAATGGAATCAGCGTTCATCTCAAGTTCGCTCATCGTCATTGCTTCGGGCTGAACTGAGCGTACAGCACCGACGCCAGCAATAACATTGCCCATTGTCTGAGCCACTTCGTATGGACTGCCACCAGTCTCAATAGAATCTTGAGCCTTCTGCAAATCGGAGAGCAAACGCCGAGCGGCGGCGTGCTTCGCAACAATAGCGGCGTAACCATCGGCGTTGTTTGCCGAGGGGCAGTTGACCGACATGCTGACAATGGTTGAAACCAACGAACTGTTGTTGAGTTCCGCCGAAATCGTCACGGGGTCGACCTTTTCGCCACGACTAAAAATGTTGCAAATGGCACCAAAAATGTCGGAGTTGCGAGGACGGTAAAAGTCCTCAGCCGTCACAAGGTCTGCGGCGGTGATAATAGCCCCCACCGAAAGAATCATTGCTCCAATGAGCGAATCCTCGGCAACCAAGTCATGTGGAATCTTCTTTTCTGTCATCTCGCTCCTATCTACTTAAGCCAGTAACTACCGGAACGACGAACACCCTGTGCATCCAAAGCGTATGTAGTTCCGTCACCGGCAAGCAACTCACCTTTTGAGTTGGTAGGACGAGTATACCCGTATTTTGCAGGGTTGTCAAGTCGAACTTCGTTGTTCTTGGGGTCTTTCCACTCACTGCCGGCATCGTAGGCGTCGTAAATAACCGCCAAAACCCTTTGTTCGTCTGTAAGTTCGACCTCAACGGTGTTTGATTCCGTACCGCCAACAAATTCTCGCCAACGCTCGGTGTGACCAAAAAATGTCTGTGCGTAAATTGTGTAAGCAGGGTCTTCGCCCTTACGGCTCAAAGCATAATTCTGAGCGGCAAGAAGAAGCAACGCAGGTTCAACTCCACGCTTGACCGTGGCGCTGTACTTTTCAAAAGCCCCGGCCTTGGCATCGTGACGTGGGTAAAACTTCCACATCTCCTCAAAAGCATCAGGGTATGAAGCACGTGGCTTACGTGGCACCGGCTTCTTCGTATCAACTGTTGGGGATATTGTATTAATATTATTAGTATTAATATACCCCTCCTCACTGGTGACGACCCCCCTCCTCACTGGTGAGGACCCATTACCGGTTGGTAAGGCCGGCCACAGGTAGTAGATGTTGCCAACTTGACGACCGTTTGAAAACGAATGCACAATTTGAAGCGCACCGGCATCACGAAGTTCGTAAATAGTACGCTCAGCAGTGCTGTCGCTAACGTCGAGAAGCGTCGCAATGGAGCGATGACTCGTCCCCGGGATGCTCAACGACCCATTCAATGCGCCACGAAGATAAGCCCATAGGCGCACCGCTCGGCTCGAGAGCGTGTCATGTGTTAAAATCCATACAGGAATTGATACCGACGTATCACCCGTTACGTCCCCCACCAACGTGTTATCTCCAAACTTCAGCGAAGCAACTATTTGCTTGCCGTCTTTTGAGTAACGCCGTGGCTGTTGTTCTTTCACTCGTTCTGTCATAGGCCATCAACCTTACACCATAAACACCCCCCGTGTCAAGCGTCCACCTCCTAGAACATTTGTTCTGATACACTTGAGAGACGAAAGAAGGGTTGCTAATGGCAAAAAAGACAGATACTGCCTCTATTTTAGACGCAGTTATGGCACAAATTGACAAAGACTTTGGTGAAGGGTCTATTGTACGACTGAGTAACGACAAGGTTTCACCCGTAGAAGTTATTTCTACTGGCGTGCTTCCGTTGGACATGGCGCTGGGCGCTGGCGGTCTTCCGCTGGGCCGAATCGTTGAGTTCTACGGGCCGCCCTCATCAGGCAAATCAACGCTGGCGATGCACTCAATTGCAGAAGCGCAGAAGCAGGGCAAAGTGTGTGCGTACATTGACGCTGAGCACGCTATTGACCCTGTGTATGCCAAGGCTCTTGGTGTGAACTTAGACGAATTGCTTTTGTCTCAGCCCAGCACTGCCGAGGAAGGCTTGGAGATTACTATTCGCCTTGCAGAGACCGGAATGGTTTCCGTAATTGTGGTGGACTCCGTTGCCGCTTTGACCCCCCGCGCCGAACTTGAGGGCGAAATGGGCGATGCCAACGTCGGCCTTCAGGCTCGCCTTATGGGTAAGGCGTTGCGCAAGTTGGCCGGTCCCGCGTTTGACAACAACACACTGGTTATCTTTATCAATCAGTTGCGAGAGTCAATTGGCAAGATGTACGGGCCGTCTGAATACACCCCAGGCGGCAAGGCGTTGCCTTACTACGCATCAGTTCGCTTGGACATTCGACGAATCAAGACCATCACTAAGGGCGACGAAGCAACGGCTAACCGCACAAAGGTCAAGGTTGTCAAGAACAAGATTGCCGCACCGTATCGTGTTGCAGAGTTTGACCTTGAGTACGGCGTTGGCGTCCCAAAGGCTAACGCGTTGATTGACTGCGCCACCGATGTAGGCGTGTTGCAGTCTCGTGGCGCTTGGATTTACTACGATGGCGAGCAGTTTGCAAACGGGCGTGCAAAGGCTAAGGCAAAGATTGAGTCCGACCCAGCGTTGTACGAAGAGTTGTACCAGCGTGTATTAGCACTAATCAACGTCACTAAGGCACTGGACGAAAACGATGAGTGAGAAGAACGCACAAAAAAACAATCAAGTTCGAGTTGCGGAAGCAATCAAGATGTGGTATATTGGACATACGTACGGACCGAGTTACCGAGACATTTCCCGCATTACGGGCATTTCTCTTGGCACCGTGTTCAACGTGTGCAAGGAATTAAAAGAAACAAATGTAATTGAATTAAACGAAAAGGTGGCAAGGTCCATCAAACTGAAAGGAACAGAGTGAACAAAGTAGAAGTAATCCCCGTATGGGATATGAGCAATGATGAGTGGCTCGAGGCTCGCAAGGGCGGAATCGGTGGCTCAGACGCAGGCACTATTGTCGGCGTAAACAAGTACAAGTCAGCCTACGCATTGTGGGGCGAGAAGACCGGCATCATGCCCACTGAATTTAGTGGTAACGATGCGACTGATTGGGGTCACGACCTCGAGCGTCCTATTGCGGCTCACTATGCACGTAAGCACAACAAGGCTGTAGTTGAGTGGCCCGTCATTCTTCGTTCGCTCGAAGAGGGGCGTGAGTTCATGTTTGCCAACCTTGACTTCTTGATTGTGGAGCCCAGCGAGGAATTCCCTGCCGGCACAGTTCAGACGTGGCGCTTTGCTACGCCCCCGCCCAACGTTGAAGGCATTCTTGAAGTCAAGACCGCTGGTATTGCTAGCCCCGGTAATCCCGGTGCATGGGCGTACAACAACATTCCCGAGAGTTACATGTTGCAGGGGTACCACTACGGTATCGTGGCTGGTTTCCATGAAGTGCCAAAGATTACGTTTGCGGCGCTTATTGGTGGTCAGGGCTTGCAGGTTCGTGAGATGGAATGGAACCAGAACATTGCCGACAACCTTATTATTGCCGAGGCGGAGTTTTGGGAGCAGGTCGTAACAAAGACCGCGCCACCTACAGACGGTAGCGAGGCGACCGAAGCCGCACAACGTCAGCGTTATCCTCGCCACGAAGAAGGCAAGTTTGTTGAAGCAGAGGTAGACCTTCTCGCTTTGATTGCCGAGTTTGAGGCCGCTAAGGAAGAAGCAGATGCCGCCGACGCTAAGCGCAAGGCTCTGCGCGCACAGATTGTTGAATTGGTAGGCGATGCCGAATCAGCCAAGTACAACGGGACCGTGCTGCTTACCTACAAGGCCGGCAAGGAAGTTGAAAGCCTTGACGCAGACCGAATCAAGAAGGAAGCACCCGAAATCTGGGAACGGTTCAAAAAGGTTCGTCCCGGTGCACGCACTCTTCGGATTAATTCTAAATAATGAACTTGACACGTTCAAGTTCGTATGGTATAGTGGTTACACCTCTAAAGAAAGGAATGTAAATGAAGAGTGATTCAATCAAGAATCTTGCAGTTGCTCTTGCCGCTGCGCAAGGGGAGTTTTCAGCAGTACCCAAGGGAGCGGACAACCCGTTCTTCAAGAGCAAGTACGCCGCATTGCCGGACGTAGTTGCCACGGCGACACCAGTGTTGTCTAAGAATGGTTTGTCTGTCGCTCAGTTCGTTGACTCTGACGACCTCGGTGACTTACTCACCACGTATTTGCTTCACTCATCGGGTGAGTTCATTAGTCACTCAATGCGACTTCACGTTGCTAAGTCTAATGACCCACAATCACAGGGTAGCGCCATTACCTACGCTCGTCGTTACAGTTACATGGCGGCGCTCGGTTTGGTTGCAGACAATGACGACGACGGCAACGCCGCTACGTTTGCCGCTGATGTTCAGAAGGCTTTTGTAAAGCCCGCTCAGTCTGCTCCACCAAAGCAGTCGCTTGACTCTAAGGTTGCAAGTGCAGCCGGACAGCCAGCGCCAGCCAAGGCTTCGGGTATGGCTACCGAGAAGATGACCCGCATGATTTGGGCCATCTGCCACAAGACGCTTAACTTTGACGACGCACAGCAGTTCGCTACCGTGTCAGAAGTCATCGGGCGTGAAATTAGTGACCTTACCAAGTTGACCTTTGACGAGGCCAAGAAGGTCATCGAACACCTACAATCACTTCAGTAACAGAAAGGACTTAACATGTCATCAACAATCACCATTACAGGCAACATTACCCGTGACCCTGAACTCAAGTTCGGCAATAGCGGCATGGCAACGGTTCGCTTTGGCGTAGCCGAAACCTACAAGAACAAGGAGAAGGAACACACCAGTTTCTACGACGTGGTTGCTTTCGGCAAGAGCGCCGAAAACATTCACGCTTCTTTGGTCAAGGGTTCTGGCGTCATCGTCAAGGGTCGTCAGGAAGTTCGTGAATACGAGCGTAACGACGGCTCCAAGGGCACCAGCGTTCAGGTGGTAGCCGACGAAGTGGGCGCACTGCTCCGCTTTGCAACGGTTTCAATCACCAAGAACGAGCGTTCCGCACCCAATGGTTTCAACCAGCCCAACCGTGACGTTAACAACGGAAACGTTTGGGACGACGACCAGTTTTAGGTTGAACCATGTCTGATTACTCCGCTCCGCTTACCTACAAAAATATTGAGTCTTCCATCTTGCATTCGGTTGACCGAATGGACGAATTGACCAAGATTTTTGCGGGGACGGCGGACGAGTACGGCAGAGCAGAAGCGGCCTTCAAGTCAGCCTATGCCAAAAGCCGTCTAAATGCCCGTATCGCCGGCCCAATTAACGGGGTAAAGGTAACTTCCGATATGGCTGAAGACATTGCTACAGTGGACACAGAAGTGGAGCGAATGGCAATGGAAGCGGCAAAGGCAAAAAATGATTCTACGCGTCAGGCGCTTATGTCTGTACGTAGTAGACTAGAAGTGTTAAGAAGTCTTATGGCTTCTTATCGAGACTAGGAGGCTTTATGTACGAAGAAGAGTTGCAAAAGTACATCTTGACGCTGGAAAAGCAAATCGAGGATTTGAACATTCAGATTGAGATGCTACAAACCTCTCTGCGTGAGTCGCACCGACTTAACGCAATTCTAAATACACAACAGCAACACATCGACTTTTAGTTGGAGCGCAAGAAGCCCCTCGTTGCCCGCAAGGGATTACAACGGGGGGTTTCGTTGCGTCAAAATACAGGTCTAAAAAGCAAAAAAGGGCTAACAACGAAAAAATCGCTGTCGCCCCGTTCCAAAAAAACAAAAGAAGTCTACAAAGAACGTTCTGCATTTGTTGCATCGTTCTTTGCAGCAAACCCACATTGCCAAGCACGGTGGGATAATGAATGCTCTGGGCGTTCTGTGGACGTCCATGAGGTGTTACCCCGCGGCGCAGGGGGTGCTATACTAAGCGAAGATTTAAGTCAATTTATGGCTGTGTGTCGCTACTGCCACACCATGATTACAGACAACCCCGCAGAAGCGCATAGAAGAGGATTTAGAAAATGGTCATGGGAAAAGTAAAAAAGCACATCGTAGAAGTGGTTTTTGAGAAGGGCACGTACAACACTGTTTGCTCATGCCATTGGAGCGGAAAGTATAAGACGCGCTCCCTGGCCCATTCAGCGGGCCATCTCCACATCTCGGAATCATTCGGTGCCAATGCTACCGGAGTTTAATTTTACCGAGTTTGAAATCTATCAGTTCATCAACACTCTTGCTGATGCGCGCCCAGATTTTTACAACTACGCGGCTTGTAAGAACCAAGGAATTGCAAACTTTTTTCCCGGTCGGGGCAAGTCCTCGGTCATTAAAAAGGCAATAAATACATGCAGGTTTTGTCCTGTCCAGTACGAATGCTTTGAATACGCAATGAACACACAAACCGAAGACGGGGTTTGGGGCGGAAGCACGCCAGAAGAGCGCACGAAATTAATTCAAGCCAACATTAGCGTAGAGGAAGCATGGCTAAGCCTAGAATCAAAAGAGTGAAGAGGGCGCTTCTACTTCTTGGCGTTGTTTTTCTAATTCTTTGACCCGCTTGGGGTATTCAGGTTCCATTGTGCAACACATATGCACCTCATCAAAAGCGGCAAAAGCGCCCTCAAGTTGCTGAGGGCACAGGTCCCCGCAAACAATGCAGGGCACCCAGAGCAATTTTTCTTCTTTGCTAAGGTATAGATTGCTACGCTTTGCGTATTCTATGCTTGACTGAGAAGGCTCTTTGTTTCGCTTCATAGAATCTGTTGGTCACTCCATCCAAACGGTCCGCAGCCGGAACCGACTAACAATGTTAGCATACCTGGGGGGCAGTTGACGCCCGCAGTGCTAGTAATCCAGTGTGAGCCGCCGTCTGCGGCTGGTGCCATAAAGACTTGACGACCCGTTGCGCTCGAGGCTACGTAGTGGTGCAGGTGGCCACAGAAAAGAATCTTAGCCTTAGAGACGGGCTGATTTCCCATTACCTGTCCCTGCCACCATGATTCAATCTTGCCAATGCTACCGTTGGTCTTTACCCAGTTCTTATTGCTTCCATTGCGGAAAGAGTGACCGTGTGCAAAGGCGCAAGTAACGCCGGCAATGTCAAGGGTCATTGTAAGGTCTTCGGCAATGGCGCCGAGGGGAATGCTTACGTTAGCGTAGCGTTCTGGGTTGTGCGCAATGATTTCGGATACGCCGTCAAAGATAGCAAGGTCGTCGTTGTCAGTCCAAGACGTATACGCTTTTCCGTAGGCGTTGCGATTCTCTCCGTGGTTGCCCGGAACGGCCCCTAGAACGACCCTGTAGCCCTCGTCAACCAACAGGTCGACTATTCGCATTACCAAACGACGAGCGACCCGCATTTGCTCACGACGGTCGAGGTCCGTATTGGCGGTCTGCATTGCGTAGTGTCCCGAACATTGTTCGATAAGGTCACCCAGACCCACAAGATAAACCGTTGTTACGCCGCGCCCAAGTTTTTTCAAATCACGGAGGCGGAAAATAAGACGGTCTTGGAACGTAACAATCCGATTGACAATGGCTTTGCTGCCACCGCCCTCCATTTTTCCCATTTGCCAGTCGGCCAAAAGCGCCAACATAGCAACTTCGCCCTCTGGCTCAACTGGCTTTGCCGGCTTCTTTCGCTCAACCATTTTTTGAAGAGCCGTTAGGTCTTCTTGGTCAACCTCAATTGGCTCAAGACGGTGACGGTAAAATTCGGTCAAATCCAGTTTCTTAGATGCCATAGCAAATACATTCCTTTTTACGATGCCTTAAAAGGGCGGGGTGCTTGGCGTCAAGGCCGCGCTTCTGAATAAAGCGCACAATAGAGGCGCCGTCAATGGTTGTTTCCAATAGCGCCGCTTCAACCTTTTCACGGTCTTCTTTGTCAAGGCGCTGAATTAACTGGTTGGAAATGCAAATACGTTTTGGTTTCTCAAGAAACTCGGACAAATCGGGTTTAGCCATTGGGTGTTCCCTTCTAAAAAACACCCCCAGTTTATCATTGTAATTACCCTAAAGGAAACGCAGGCTGTTCGATAATAAGTTGCTTGTCGTTCGAGCGAACCTTGGTCTTTGTAGAGTCAATGTTTACTTCTTCGGAAGGTTCGCCCATCCACGAATACACCCAAACGCCCGCGGGGTAAAGGCTAGAGTCAATAGACGCTTGGTACGCGCCGACACTGGTACGCACAATGGTTCCCGTGGTGTCGCCCACCCCGTTTGTGTATTTAAAGGTTAAAAGGGTTGTGGAGCCGTCGTTGCCATTGATTTGCACGCCAAGGTACACAAGGTCGGGGTCAACAACCGTTCCCAAGTACGACGTAAAGGGTTCGCCGGTTGTAAGAATAACGGCAGTTCCCTGTTCGTATTTGTTTACTGTTACTGGATACATTATTGCTCCTGATTGTTGTCTTTGCCCCAGAGCGCGTCGGCGTGGTCCGCCCCGCTAACCGTAGCAGAAATGTCTAAGTTCCAAAGTTTTGCAGAAAAGTCAATTGCTACAACGTTGCCTGGCTGCGCCGTTAATTGTGGGTAGGTCGGGCTGGTGTACCAAGTTTTAGGAAGACCGTAATATCCTTGATTAAATAATGACATTAAAGTCTCCTGTCAGTTTTGCCAATTTGCTGTAAATGCCTAAAATTTTTTAAAAAGTGATGGTGTTCGAGTTGGTGTTGATGTCAAACACGACGTACTTGTAGTTGCCGTTGGTCTGCACCGTAGGGGGGACGGTGCCGTTGAACTTGGGCGTCCCTTTGTAAGCCGAGGCAGGCCACGCCAAAATAACCACGCCGTAGTTGCCGTTTGCGCCGTTGGCTAAAGCAGTGTTGCCAGCGTATCCACCGCACCCGTAGGTCGTGGGGCCAGAGGTCTGTCCTGCGGACCCACCGATGCAGTAGGTCACTGACGTTCCGGTAATCGTGTTTGCCAGTCCTGCGCCGCCGGTTCCCGTTGAAGTTCCGACCGCGCTCGCACCACCACCACCGGCTCCTATGCCGCTTCCCGACGGAGCGGTACCACCGGCATAAACATTAGTTCCTATTGCGGCCCCGCCAGCGCCACTTGCTCTACCACCACCACCGCCAGAGCCACCTGCACTACCAAACGTTGCCGATGTTCCGCCGAGGCCACCATAACCACCACCGTTGGCGATGATAATTTTCTGATTGCCAAGTGCGCCGTAGGCGATGGAAGAATTAGTACCTGTAGTTCCCGATACGTCGCCTATGCCCCCAAAGCCAGGAATACCCGAAAGGATGGTGAGGACTGTGCCAGGGGTAATGCCACTGAGTTTGGGGCTGGTCACTCCACCAGTAGCGAAGGTCGCGGTCTGAAGCAGGTCGCCCGCACCTCCACCACCACCAAAGCGAGCGGGGCCCGAGCCACCACCTCCGCCTCCGCCACCGATGACGAGGTAGTCCAGCGAGAACGAGTAGAACTCGCCAAGTGCGTGTGATGTGTTCGAAGCAAGCGTTGAGGTGAGTGGCATTAGAACTGTGTCTGGGAAGCGAGAACGGTGTAGGTGCTTGCGGCGGTCTTGATAATCGTGACGGTGTAGGCGTACATTGTCGAGAGGGCTGGGGTTGAGGGAGCGGAGCCACCCTGCCAGTTCACGGTTTGCGAGGTTCCGTCTACCGAGATACCGGTGAGGTAGTAGGCGTTTGATGACCCGTTCGTGACCAGCACCGTGAAAGTGAATGACTGCCCGACACCAAGAGCGGCGTTCAGCGTCTGCCCCGAGGTCGAGGCCACGTTGAAGGTGAAGTTTGCGCTCGGCGTTCCGGTGTTCAGGATGAGCGAGCCGTTGGTGTAGGAGTAGATGTTGTAGGTTCCGTTGAGAACGGTGCTATCGACGTAGGCAAGTTCAAACGACGATTTCAGGACTGGCGTTGTGAGCAGTGGGCTGGTGGACTGAACAACGCTGCCGTTGCCGGTGTAGTTCGTGTTACCGCCAATGAAGTACCAAACGCCCGAATAGTAGATGAGAGATGCGCTGAAGTAGTACGGCAGGGTGTAGGCCGTGTTCGTGGTTGAACTGCCGAAAGCGATGGTGTCGGTTCCGCCTCGGTTGATGGTCGCGGCGTTCGTGTTGTTGTAGATGGTGTTGATAGTGCCGTTCGCCGGAGCCGAGGGGAGCGTAACCGACCCCGAGAAGCCGACACCCAAGAACGAGTTTTCTCCTGCGGCTGGGGCCGCGCCGCCCGATGAGGTGTAGGACTTGAAGTTGCCAGCCTGACCAAGAACGGTGGCTTGCGCCGAGGTAATCGACTTGCCTTGAATTGCTGCAACAGTGGGGTTGGGGTACGAGCCTGTAAGGTCGCCGCCAGCGGTACCTGTTGAGGGGCCCGTGGCACCTTGGTACCCTTGGTAGCCCTGATAACCTTGCGGTCCTTGAGCGCCATTTACTCCATTTGCGCCCTGCGCTCCTTGCGCACCGTTTGCACCGTTTGCACCTTGAACGCCTTGGTTTCCTTGATAGCCCTGTGAACCTTGTGTACCAGTAGAACCTGCTGTCCCTTGGTATCCTTGAGGGCCCTGAACAGATGCGCCTTGGTATCCTTGAGGACCTGTTGCACCCTGGGCCCCTTGAGCCCCCGTGGCACCCTGCGAACCAGTTGCACCAACGACGCCTTGATAACCTTGACTGCCCTGAGCACCAGTAGCACCCGTAGCGCCCTGAACGCCCGTGGCACCCTGAGCACCGGTTGCGCCCTGTGAGCCTTGAGCACCAGCATTGTTTGAGTAAATAAGACCGGTGCCGCTTGGATTAACCACAAGTGCTTGACCGGCGGTGCCAATTGTAGAAAGACCAGTTCCACCATTAGTAGTGGGGAGCACACCAGAAACGTTATTCGTTAATGAAAGGGTGCCAATAAGGTTTGACAAGTTGTTGCTGTTTGTCATGTACCAATTGCCGCCGTTGTAGTTGACAAAACTTAACGTTCCATAGGATAACAAGGTGTAAGTAGTGACGCTTGAGCCGGAACCAAGCGGGTACATTGAGTTGGCAAAACTCAGCGTGACTGAGTTGGCGCTGTTGTTAATAATTGTCCAAGAAGAACCGTCAATGGGGTTGCTAGGGGTTGAAAGTGTTTGACCTGCGGTTCCGGTAAATACCGTTATCTCGTTGCGTCCGACCGTTGCCGTTGCCGAACGCAAAACAAGGTGATTTGAAATAGTGGTAGACCAGCCAGCAGTAGAACCGGTGTATACCCACATAGTTGCGGTCTGGTCAATTACAAAGTCGCCAACCGTCCACGTTCCCGAAGTAGGTGCGCCGTTTATCGTGCCACCGACAAAACGAGCACCAGACGTAGCGCCGGTAAGGCCCGTAGCCTTAAAGTCAGTCGCAACATCTTCTCCGGAAAGAGAGATAGACGTACCAGCAACGGCACCCGTTAAGGTGCCACCGCTAAGGGGAAGGTATGGGCCGCCGCTAAGACCTTGTGCCCCTTGAGCACCTTGGGCACCTTGAGCACCTTGGGCACCTTGGGCCCCCTGCGAGCCAACAACCTGAGCCCAAGTGCCCGGTGAACCCGCAGCGGTGCAAATCCAAATAGCCCCCGTGCGGTCAACCGCAAAGTCACCAACAAGATAGGCGTAACTTGTTGAATTTGGAGCGCCGGAAGTTGTAGAACCAACAAATCGTGACGACTGAAGGCCCAATGCAGAAGAAACTTGCAGTGGTCCACCGTTTACAACAAGGCTTCCTTTTTGCGCAACTCCACCATCATTCCATTGAACATAATTTACTGCACCCGACTGTTTTAATACAGTAATGGTTGATGAACCGTTTGCGTAAATAACTGGCGTACTAACGTACTGAGAAAAAATACCCTGCGTTCCGTTAAGGGGGTTGGTTATTGTTCCGCCATTAAAAGTCGTGGAACCTTGGGGACCTTGATTGCCTTGAGCACCATTGGAACCCTGGGCGCCCGTTGAACCTTGAAAACCCTGATAACCTTGGGGCCCCTGAACAGATGCGCCTTGGTATCCTTGTGGCCCCTGAACAGATGCGCCTTGGTATCCTTGTGGCCCTTGAGCGCCCGTAGGGCCCTGCAAGCCGGTGCTTCCCTGCGCGCCCGTTGAACCTTGAATGCCTTGGTTGCCTTGAAAACCTTGGTTTCCTTGCGTTCCCTGGGCGCCAGTCTGGCCTTGAACGCCTTGAATGCCTTGGTTTCCTTGAGGCCCTTGAACGCCTTGCGTTCCTTGACTGCCTTGAACACCAGTCTGGCCTTGAACGCCTTGCGTTCCCTGATAACCCTGTGGGCCTTGTGGACCGGTAAGACCCTGCACGTATGAAAGTGCTTGGTTGGCGGTGGTGATTGCTGATTGAACGCCATGGTTAAACTGAAGGCTTTCGGTTGCTGAGGCACCGTGAAAAACGTCGTTTGTTTTGTTTTGCGTGGTCTGGTGGTAGTGGGCAGAGATGATGTTGCCGTCGTATCCACGACCGTTGTTTGTGCCGTCTGTCCAAACCGCAATGGTGGAGGTTGCCAGATTAACAGAAGAGCAAAGAATGTGCTCCTCGTTTGTTTCGCCCGGATTCAACACAATTACAAATGGACCTGAAGTGCCAAGCGGGTTTGTTGTTGCTTGACCCGTGGCGCTTACTTCGTACCAACCCGCCAAAGAAGCAACCGTGATGCCTTGATTGGGGATGTAAGAGTTAGGTACGTCTGTTGTAATGTACGTGGGCGGAACGGAGCCTCCGTACGAACGAATTGTTGTTGAAGTTGGGTATGCCATTGTTTATTTTTCCTCAGTAACCGGTGATATTAAACCGCGAACGTATTTTTCTGCTTCAAAATCAGAGGCGGCAGCAACGTGAATTCCGCCTGCGCCACGGTGGTGGGCTTCGCAAAGCCACATAAGGTTTTCTGCGGACTCGACCCATGCGCCAACAATTGAAGGGTCCGAAACGCCGGGGTAGTCAGCCTCGAGCCACTTTAAGTCTACACCATTCTGCAAGGAAAACTCGATGTGTGCATGGTGCAATTCTAAAGGCTTGCTTAGCGAACATTCGCTAAAGTCGTTGCGGTGAGCGCCAATAGCGCATACCGCCGTTGCTTTTGTGCGACGACGATATGCGTTAAAGTCTTTGTAATGCGGGTCGTGCTCACGTGGTTCGTGATGCGGATAATGAACCACGTAGTGATGCGTTACACCCTGGTCATGAGCCGGGGTCTCGAGCATCTAGAAAGAACCCTCAGTAAGTACGTTAACCGAAGAGATTGTGGCGCTGTTAGTTGTAGTCACCTTGATGTACCACTGCGAAGGAACTCGCACCGTAATGGCGTGGTTGTTTGCCGCGTTGCCCGCAGACGAAGGAATAACTACGTTTGCACAAGCACTAGTTGAACCAAAAGCAACTTGAACTGTACCGTTTGTGGCACCGCCAATAAAGATGTAGTACGTGGCAAAACAAGGAGCGGTGTTTTGCACCGCCGTGCCAGACGTGAATGGGACGTTGCTAGTAAACGCAGGCGCAAATCCACCCACCTGAACATTTGCTGTCCCATTGAAGTGCTGAACAGAACCTGAAGTTGTGTCAAAAAATACAGGGTATGGAGAAATGGGGTGGTTTGGAGTGTTGCTAAAAAGAGTGTTGCTGGTTGTCATAATGACTCCTTAATAAATTTGTACGCCACCACCACCGAGAACGCCGTCGAACTCAGCAGGGGTAATGTCGAATGGGTCGGTTGGGCAGTCCCAAGAGCCGTGCTCCCAAGAGCGGGCCACAAGGGCAGAGCAGATGAGTGTGTCGGCAATGCGAATGTCAAAACGGAAAAATGCCGGAAGCATAATGTTGATAGCAATGCTGACAATGGTAAGTACGCCATACTTTGTGCCCAATTGACGTTGCGCATAGGCAACCGCTTCTTCACAATTGACTGTTTTGGGGCAGGGAATCACTTTGACGTGACCGCCGGGGGCAACGTCCTCAATGCGCACGCGCTCACAGCGTCGAGCCATTTGAATGACCCAAACTTGACCGTTTGCGTCAACCGATTCAACAATTGCCATGTGGTTCCATGAGCGATACTTCCACCAGCGAACGGCTTGAGCAAAGCGAATCATTGCGCCGTAAGGGTTGTGGGTGTGCGCAAAAACTGCGTCGCCTGGCTGTGGAATATAGTTGTTGTTAGTCAAGGTTTTTTAGGTCCTCTTGCAAAGAAAGAATATTTACGTTCCAAACGGGGCCGTGGTCAAGTTCAACAAATGCTTCTGGGATAACAACCCATGCTTCAGAGCCGTAGGTTTCCCACCATTGCCACGTCATCGACTCTGTGGCGCCCCAAGTGATAATGTCTACACCAAACCTGTTACAGCCCGTAGCCACGACACAGTGGCCACCAGAGGCTTCCTCCGCGTACTGGGGAACATGCCAGGGTTGGTGAGACTCAAACTGGGTTTCCGCATCTGGCGGCATTTCAACACCAAGGTAGACAGAGCCAAAAAGGTAAATGGCAGCAGCCAACTCATCACGGTTTTTGATATTAACCGGCGCATAAGCAGAGATTTTTGTTCCAAACAATCCATCGTTCATCCATGTCTTTAAGACTTCATGCTCAACCAGGCCCGTGTCGGCGCCGCCAGTGAGTTTAAAGTATTCTTGCTTTACGGCTTCATCGCCTGGGTACTCAAAAACCTCACCGATTTCTGCGTAAGCAAGTTGAAGCATGTGAATAACGCCTGCAATGGTGCAGTCGCCATACGTGTCATTAAGGGCCATTGGGTAGTCCTTGACACGATTGGAGTAGTCAAAAGAACGTGGCGCAGATGGAACCGTGCCCTTAACGTAATTGGACAGGGTGCCCATTGAAAGTTTTACGGCTGGGGCCTTGCCCCGCCGTCCAGCGATACGTTCTTGCATCTACTTTTCCTCTGTGACGTTCTTGTGAGACCAGTTGGTAGCGTGTTCTGTTGTAAACTTGCCAATAATTCCGATGGGAAGAATGCCTAGCCAGCCGCGCCAGCCAAGGTGAATGAGTTGTACGCCGGAAAAAGAGGCAAGGACAATGTTTACAATGTCGCTAAGCCCGTCCATGTTGCCGGCAAGTTTTGCGTGACCTTCAGCAATTGCTTTGGTCAGAACAGTGTTGAGAACGTCGCGAGCAATCATGCAAACGCAACCAACAAATGAGTAAAACGCAACGTCTAACCAGATGTGCATTACTTTCTTTCTTTCAGTTCAGACAAAATTTGCTTAATTTCCGCAAGCATTTCAGCGTGGTCAAGTGTTGTCTTAAGGTGAAACTTTTGCAACTCCGCAGAGATTTTGTCACTGCGCTTTGCTGCGATAAGAAGAACGGAACCTTGCAGCCCCGCCAGCATTGACAAGGCAAGGTTTAGCCGAAAATAAGGCGCGGGGTCAATTCCAAAACCGCCGCTGGCAATCCAAAACGTCATCAAAACGAGAAACGTCATTAGGAATGTCCATGTTCCCATTCCCAGGCGCATTCTGTCTGCCGCTCGTTCTCCAATTGTTCGTTCTTTGCCGGTCCGAACCGAAGGGTGAAACTCCCAGTGTTTTGCCATTAATCATCATGCCCATCGTGATAGCCAAGGTGGCGTTCCATCACCTTTTCCAGTTTTTGAATGTAACGCTCCATGCGCTCCATCTGCTCGTCTACCTTTTTAAATCCTTCGTTTTGGTTTCGCTCTACACGGTCGATGGCGTCCTTCATGCTGGACCCGCCATTGTTTTTAGTTTCGTGGTGAATTTCTTCAACAGCCTTTGCCAAGTTCTTGATAAGGTCGCTGTCAAGTTCGGAGATAAGTTCTTCGCGAACTACGTTTTTGATTTGTTTGCGGTGGTGTCGCCAGACAAAAGCACCAACGGTACCCAGTCCGGCGAGGAACCAACCAATGCTGTCCCAAAGGTTTGCTGTATTGCTAATCCAAGTTACAAATGTCTCTGCTACTAACATGACGGTACTATGCGGCTGGCGGCATGCGCACTGGCTTTGTGTTAGCCGTTACATTGCGAAGGAACGTTTGTGGCATGCGACCGTCGACGGGGTAACCGTGAGGATTTGCTGACGGTGGGTTAACCCAGCAGTATGTTGGGTTGCCCTGCTCGCCATGGCTTACCGTAAGAATGTCGTTGCCTTGAATTTCGACAATAATTGCTACATGTTCACCCACTCCGGGGCCGTAAACAACGTAGTCACCAACTTCAATGTCTTGAATTGTTGCCACGGGATTTTGCTTCACCCAAAGAGCAAGGTGCTCCTCATGGCTCAAAAGTGTGCCCGTGTAGCCTTCGTGGTCAAAGTTAAGCCCGTTGGGGTCGTTGCCCTGCGCCAAGTAGGCGTAAAGAGTGATGGAGCCCGAGCAGTCGGTTGTGATGGGAAACTTAATGGGCCACTGACCGATGTTTGCCATGCGGTTTGCGCCCTCTGAATAAACCCAGTGTTCGGGGTGCTTGATGCGGTCAGCAACCGCCCAATGGGCCCATGCGACTTCGGCGGTGCGGTGGTCAATAGGTGTTGTCATATTTGTCCTTTGTTTTAGTTGAATCCAATAATTGAAAGAGTGGCAACTACAATAGTTCCTTGCGTTACACCACCGAAAGAAGCCTGACCGGAAATGGTGATGTTTCCGGTCCCCTGAGAGGTAAAGAGGTATTGATTTGAGTTTGTTATTAATCCGCCAGCAAATGTTGTTGATTGCATTGCTGGGGTGCTAGTCGTACCATTTGTAATAGCGGTAGACAAAACACGCGTTACGGTGTCGTTGTTTCTACCGCTAAGAGTAAAGGCAACCAGATAATTGTTGTAACCTGCAACGGTTTGAGAAATTACGGTTCCTATCGAACCGTTCACAATACTTCCGCTTGTAACGTTGGCCGGTTGGAAAACGCCCAAAACGTTTGTTGCGTTGGAAAGATTTACAGCCGAGGGCGTTCCGAGGTTTGGCGTTGTCAACGTAGGACTTGTGGAACGAACCAGCGAGCCGGTTCCATTTGTGCTCGAGGCTGAGAACGTAACGTTGCCGGGGGTCGTGTAACTAACCGTAATGTCTGAAGAGCCTGCAAGGGATTGAATCGTTGAAGCCCAGGAGCCGGTTGTGCCGGTCGTTTCTACAACACCCATCCAGTATGCGTACGGTTGAATAGTAATTGCAACGCCGCCAGCGGCAGAGTCAATTGTTTGACTTGCGCCATTTGGATAAACCAAGATTGAATAATTATTTGCGTTGTCAATAATTACAAATTGACCCAACGTAGTAATTGCCGGAAGCGTTACGGCTTGCCCCGACGCGGTTGCGTTAACAACGTTGTATTGCGCTGAAAGAGTAGGCCCCTTGCCAGTTGAGGAAGAGACGGTTGCTTCGGTAAAAGCAATTGTGCTATTCCAAAGGCCGTTTGTAACAGTGCCCGTTGTGACAATTGAAGAGGAGCCTACTGCCGGTGCAGCGCCAAGGTTTGTTAGAGCGGCGCTTGCGGTTGAGGCGCCCGTTCCACCAGCGACCACCGGAGTTGTGCCGTATGAAAGGTTTTCAGCGTACCAGTTGGTGCTTCCATCGTAAACAAAGGAAATGCTAGTTCCAGGGTTAACGGTAATAGACGTTGCACCAGCAAAAGAACCGTAAAGGTGAAAAGATTGGCCCGAGTAAGCAGAGATTGTTACAACAAAGTTGGTGTTGTTGTAAAAATCAGTTTTTGAGCCAGACGTTGCAACGTTTGGCCAAGTGTAGGATTGCGCCGTGCTTCCCGCATACATGTTGTACTGGTTTGCAATAATTGACTGAGAGCCAGTCGTCAAAATATTTGGGAATGCAATGTTTTGGCCAGTTGTTGAGGTCAACAAAGTTGAAGAAGCCGGAATTGTTGTGCCGTTTACCGACGTTGTTGAGCCAAGGGTTGTAGGAATGTCCGATGCAGAGAGCGTTGTTCCTGCGGTTACGCGCCCCTTTGCGTCTGTTGTGACCTTTGTGTACGTGCCCTGTGTGCCGGTTGCAATCAAAGCGGGTGCCGTTGATGTTCCAGTGAGGTCGCCCGCTAATTGAATAACGCCCTGCGCGCCCGTAGTTGCGGCTGTAATGGTTTGCGGAGTGGAGGCACCTTGGTATCCTTGAGGGCCTTGAGAGCCGGTTGGGCCCTGCGAACCCGTTGAACCTTGAGGGCCCTGCACGGTTGCGCCTTGGACACCTTGAGTTCCTTGGGCTCCCTGTGAGCCGGTTGCGCCCTGTGAGCCGGTTGCGCCCTGCGAGCCGGTCGACCCTTGAGCGCCCTGTGCGCCAGTAGAACCTTGCGGGCCGGTTGCGCCCTGATAACCCTGCGGACCCTGAACTGCAACGGCAGACGAGTATTGAGGGCCGGCAGCGCCGGAGGTCATAATCAAACCTCTGGTTGATGTTCCGGGCACAACGGTAATCCAAGTAGAGCCGCTGTAGTAAGAAATAGAAGGGTTGGTGTAAGTGGTATTGACCCAAACCTGACCAGGGAAAGCCACGGTTGGGGCTGTTGTGCCTACGTAAACGGAGTCGGCGCCCAAATTGACCCACGAAGTTCCGTTGTAGTAATTAAGGCCGTAACTTGCAGATGTTGCCAGCGCGCACCACCAGAATTCACCGCCAGTGCTGTTTACTGAAGGCGTTGGCGTTGAGCCGTCCGAAGTCGTGGCCCAAAGCGGAACGTTGCTGTCAATAAAGTTGGCAACGCTCTGAATGTCAGAGGCAACGTTTGCCGTGTCGCTTGAAACCGGGTATGGAACCTGGGCCCGCGTTGTCTTTCCACTTGACATTAGTATCCTCCTACGAAGATTTGCATTCCGGCAGGCCGGTAACGATAGATAAAGTTGATGTACGGTGAGTTGTTACTTGCAACGGTGCTGCCCTGAAGGTCAAAGTAAAGACCACCAATGCTTGTAAGATACGTTTGAAGTGACGAGTACGTTGAAGAAGCGCCACCGGCATCAGCCGTCAAAGTCTGATACGACTGTGACGAAAAATAAATAGATGGAAGCAAGATTGTCATTGCATTAAAACTGTTTGAATACGGCTCTTTGAGCGCACAAGCGCCTTGTTGGCTTGTAACTGTTGTTCCCGTTGCTGAATTTGTGACCGTAAATTGCGTTGCAGTTGCCGACGCCACCGTAACGTTTGTAAGGTTAAACGCTGTTGTAGACAATCCCGAGATGGTTACAACTTGACCCGCAATAAGAGAGTTGGCACACGTGTAAGTTACTGTTGTGCCGTTTGCAGAAGCGCCCGTAATTGCGTACGAGGTTGATTGCGTGTTTTCCATGATGATTACTTGCGACTCAGACAACTGAGAAACGCTTGAAACCAACTGGGAGTTAATTACCTGAATCAACTGTTGCGTAATTGCTTCGGCGGTTGCCCGATTAAAACCACCAAGGGAGTTAATCGTTTGGACAATCTGCTGACGGCTCATGGTTGTGTCAGATGGGATTGAAGCGCCTACAAATTGAGCAAGCCAAGGCAGGGCGTAGTTTGGGCAACGTTGAATGTCAACCGCTTGAGACCAGCCGGGAGCGCCGGCCCAGTCCTGAAGGTAAACGCTTCCGTCTGCTCCTGTGCTTGCGGGCCAGGATAGGCCGGCGCCGCCCGTAGGATAGTTGCGCGTAACACCCGTAAAGGTGATTGTTGGCGCGTTCCAATCACTGTATCCGGCGGGGACCGAAATTGTTTCAACGGCGCCAGTAAGCGAATTGACCAACTCTAAAAGAATTGGTTGATTTGTTGGGAACACATACCAAGTGCTGTCTGTTCCAAAAATTGTAATTGTTGTGTCGCCGGGTGCAAGAGGGTTTGCAATTTGAACGTCTGTGATTTCGTACGTTGCATAAGCACCAAAGTTTGCTTCAACGTGAATGCCTTGACCGACATTGTTTCTAGTCAGAATGTCAAGTTGGTCAAGTTGCGACGCGGCGCCGTAAATAAAGTACCAAAGAGCGTAACCATTTTGCGCGTCTTGGTCTTGGATAAATTGCGGCACCGTGTTATAAATCGACTGGGTGTTGTAACTATTCGGTAAGGTTACCGTCATAATTAAAGTCCAGTAAACGTGTTGCTTGTATTGGCATAAACCGTTCCGGCAATTGCGTTAGCAATTGGAAGAGGAGCGATTCCGGAAAGCGGGACCGTTGTGGTCAAGTAGGCTCCGCCGGTTGGGTATGAAGTTCTGGCGCTTACGGTAACAACGTTTGATACGCCTTCAACAGAACCAATGATTGTGGCAAGGTCCATAATGTTTACCGACGTTGCGGCTCCATTCCAATATGGCGGCGTGTTTGTTCCACCAGCCCAGTTAGCGGGGCTTAGGAACAAACGAATAGCGGCGGTAACCGAAGACTGCACTGACGTTGTTGTGTAAGCCGGCGAAACGTAAATAGTGTACTGAACGTCAATTGGAATGTAATTGGGGTTAATCGTGTTAACCGTAAAGTTTGTCTCGCGACGGGTTGCAAGGTAGGCAGAGAGGCTTTGGGCGATTGAAGGAACAACCGGCAAACCATTTGCATCAACGGGCACAACAGAAACGGTGCGAGGGTAGTTAAACGTGTTGGGGTTGTAGAGTCCACCTGGCGTCCATGTGTAGTTGTACTGGTTGAGCGCCGGAAGCGTTGTCAATGTGTACGAGCCAGAGACAACTGCAACGTTTGAAACAATAACGCTCGAACCCAATGGCACGTTGAGGCCGGCTCCAAAGATAATGTTAACCTGAACGTCAGCCGCAGATGAAAGCGTAAACGTAATTGGAAGCGTCACCGTGGCCGCAGCCGCAGGGCTAACAGTAGCAAGAACGGCAGATGTGGCAACGTTGACAACTTGAATCGTAATGTTGCTGTACGTTGTGCCGGTCACGTAATTGGCGTTAACGGTCGCAAACAACGTGTACGTGCGCGTGGTTGCCGTGGTGTCAGAAACGACGTGCGACAAATTAAAGATTTGCGAACTTACCGTAAGGGCGGAGCCGAGTGCGGAGCCGGTTCCCTGGTACTGAACTCCCGTTCCCGGCAATATGACAGTACCATTTGGGTTGCTCCAGGACGAGCCGTACCCACCGCTGAATTCGTAGTCAAGGAAGGTGGCGTCAGGAATAAAGTTGTAGTCACTGTTTGTTAGCGTTTGACTTTGAGCGGAAGAAAGGTCAACCTGAACCTCATTAAGCGACACGTAAGTAACTTCGTGCGTCTTGCTTGTTTCCGTTGTGGAAAAAGCAATGTACATTTGAATGTTTGTTACGTATGGACGTGGAGCGTTAGGGTTGGTTGCCGAATAAATTGTTGGCACACCGGGGTCAAAAGCAAGCACGTTTGCAGAGTTTGCGTTTGTTGAGGGAATGTTGCAGCAAACAACTTTTGAGTTTGACGTGTAGGTGTAAAGGGAATCGTCAAACTGTGGCAATGAAGAAAACGCGCGCGTCGAACCGTCAATGTAAGTGGCAAGAGCCACAATGTACGGGCGCTCTGTTGCCGTTGTTGCCGGCGCGGAACCAGCAGCCTTGATGACGGCGGCGGCTTGGTACCAATAAGAGTTTGCGTACAGACCCGTAGCGGCAGGTGCCGACGCACCTTGAAGCAAGGTTGCGGTTGCGCTTGTTGAGTGAGCGTACTGCATTGGGGCGGCCAGCGTCAATGTTTGCGCACCACCGGAAGCGGCTGAAACGGCTGTTGCAATTACAATTTCATTGCCGTTTGTGCTGTCGGAAATCAAGAAAAGGTCTGGCGCTGAAGAACTTGCAGTTGTGTGCAAAGCGGTTGTCGTCAACTTTATTGAAGACGCACCTGCCGTTGTTGCGGTGTTTACTGCAAGCCCGCTTGGAAGCGCGGTTGACGTACTTGTAAATTGCAAGTAGTTTGACGGCGAAGTTCCGGGGGTCGATATAGATGGAACAGTTGTTGTTCCGTCACCAACAACACCCCAGCCAGAGGGGGCGGAACCAGAAGTCGATGCTGTTGTAAAGTTTGCGTTAGCGGCAGAGAAAAGATTGGTCAAAGAGTTGAAGCCATCAAATGCCTGCGCACGGTAAATGCCGGATACGTTTTGAGCAAACAACGCGTAGTCGCTGGGCGTAATTGGGCGGGGCGCAAGAAGTTGCAATTCTGCCGTCAAACGGCTCAAGAATGAATCTGTTGTCTCTGGGTCAGTGCCCGCTACAAGGTTTGAGTTTGTTGCAGGGGTTGCCGTAACCACAACGCTAGAGATGTTGGGGTTTTGAGTTTGCAGTTGCAAGAATGCGCCAACGGAGTTAAAACTTGAAAAGTTCTGAATGTTGTAAGCGGTGCCTGGGGTTACTGCTTCAACAAGAACGTTGGTAAGCGCGTTTGTCCCCGCTGCAATTGTAATGCTATTTACAAGTTGAAACTGGTAAGAAGCGCCGGAAAAGAAGAGGCCGACAACGGTTCCGGCGGCAATTTGGTATCCACCGGTAGGGGCGTTGCTAACCAATGTCCATGTTGTGTAAAGTTGGTTTTGAAGGCCCGCATTTGGTGTAATTCCGATAAGTGAACCGAAATATTGAAAGATAGATTTGGGGACGTCAGAAGCCACGTTAGCGGCCTCTGCGGCCATTGAGGCAAACTGTTCCAGAAGAAGAACTTCAAGGTTGCCTTCACGCGGCACCCAGCCGGGAACGTTGGCAGCAATTGAGGCAAGAGATTGCTGAACAAGTACGTCAGCCTCTGTTACGATGGGAATGTCAATGTAACCGCTCATTATTTATTTCCTAAACTGCTGGTGATGGCAACGCCCACAGAGGCAACGTTTTGGTCGTTATATTTTACAGAAACCCTTGCGTTGGCTCGAGGTTCCCATTGATTGATTGCGTCTTGGATTTCAATAGCATTTACGTCGGCAAATGTAGGGTCTTGAATGCCAAAGTCCGGGAGCATTGTTCGTTCGCCAACCAAAGCACCCACAACCATTGCAACAGAGGCAGAGATTTCTTCGTAAGAATCTTGCGGGTTCATGGCGATTTGACCAAAGGGGTCAAGTGTAATGCCATTCTGAAAATGCGGCGGCCCAAAAACCGGATTAACGGGAGGGGGGAAAGAAGAGACGTTTAATGCGTCGCTTTCTGCACCGGTTGAGTCAACATGGATAATACTAAATGCCACCGAAAGCGGGGGGCTTGTAAGAGACGGGAACTGATAAAAGTAAGAAGTCATTGGGGCCGCAAGCGAATACGACGCTTGACCAGTTTGTCTTACGACGTTTGCCCCAAGAGTTGTAACAAGCGACCACGTTGGAACCATTTGGTTGACGTTTTGCAATACATAAACTTCGTACAAAGAACCGGTCGTAGCATCATCTGCCGCGGTCCAATTAAGTTGAACGCCTTTGCCTTCAACCCACGTTTCTGTAAGTTCTGTAATTGCGTCAGCCATTTTAGATTCCTAGTCTGCCCCCCTGGCGTGGCCCCTCCTTAATAGCAATAAGGTTGGCGCAGACGTAAGGGATATTGTGTGTTTTGTGCCACTCTGAAGGGAAGTGTGTAAAGAGTTGGCTTACTTGAAAGTTTACTTTAATTTCTGGGACGTAACGACGGTAATTGTCGTCAACCCAATACCAGAAACTATTTTCATTGTAAAACGCAACATGCGTTGGGTCTTGGTAGGCGCCCCGTCCGTCGGTGCTGGGTGTAAGGCTTACAACCATGCCACCATGAGCAAGAACGCGGTAAAACTCATTCCACAAACGAATCTTGTCGGCAATGTGTTCGCAAAAGTCAACAGCACGAATAACGCCTACTGAGTTGTCTTCGAGTTCGCCCAAAACGTTGAAAATGTCACCGACGTAATAAGCGGGTTCGTGCAAGTCTACGGTTTTGTATCCCGGCGCGGGGTTGTGCGCACCGCCCAAGTCCAAAGCGAGAAGCCCGTTGTCTTCAGACCACTTTAAAAGAAGGGACTGAATGTTTTGAGAGTGCAGACGAACGGTTTCCTCTTGAATGAAAACGTTGGTCTCTGGGTCTACTTGAGTGTTTTCCCCGTGAAGACGCTGGTAATACAAGCATTTTTCAATGTGATGAAACTTGCCTTGAAGGTAGAGCCGAGCCATAAGGTCTTGGTCATCAAGAACCTTGCGTGAATAATCGTATCCGCCTGCGGCGTCGTAAGCGGACTTTCGGAAAGCGCGCACGTGATTTGGAGCATACCAAATAAACGAAACGTTGTGGGGCGTGGGCTTCATGCCGGCACAAACGACGTGCTCTCCATCGGTGTAATAGTTCCAACCGTATGTTTGGTCAAACATGTGAGCGTGCGGTTTGCCGTCAACGTCAAGATGAGCAAAGTCTGAATAAACAAAAACGGTTTCGGGGTCTCCGTTAAAAACCTTTTTAATTTCTTCTAGTGCCGTTGGTGCAAGCGTGTCATCGTGGTCTAATTCGACCAAAATGGTGCCGGAGCAAAGGTCGACGGCGTGGCGCTTAAGCGCGCCTACAGAGCCGTTCATGTGGGGCTCGGCGTATGCTACCCGAACGCGGTCATCGTAATTTGGGCGCTCCCAATGGGCATCACCGTTGAGAAGAACCACCCATTCCCAATCTTGAATGGTTTGAGCCCTAATGCTTTCATAGGCTTCATCAAGATATTTAGGATTGTGGCTCGGCGTAAATATTGAAATCATGTCGTTCCCCTCAGAGCGGCAGTAAATGCCCCATTATAGAGACATAATACACCATACAAGAAGAAAAATCAAGGATTTACTTTATCCAATTGGAAAAACAATCCCAGAAAGCCACGTTGCCGATGCGCTGGGAACAACGGTACCGTCAGTATTTACCGTCACGTACGTGTAGCCAGACGTGCCAAAGTTTTGCGTCATAATTACCGTTGCGGCAGAAGGCCGGTATCCCGAAGGAAGAGTAAATGCCGTAGCGTTTGCGGAGCCGCCGGTTACGTTGCCCCGAAGGTATACAACATTGTTTAGTAGCCGATAAGCAGGAGCCGTTCCAGCAGAGCCAAAGCCATTAGAAAAAGAAGAAACGTTTGCCCAGCCACTATCGCCAACGGTTGATGGCGTCGCTCCCTGAGGGCCTTGGTAGCCCTGCAAGCCCTGAGAACCTTGCGCGCCTTGCGGGCCTTGTGGCCCTTGTGCGCCGCTACCATTTCCAAAGCCAAGAAATCCGTGAATGACCGGAACGTTTTGAGGTGTAAATGTAACGGTGCAAGACGTGCCGACCGGCGGAGCAACAGAACCCGGATACGGGACCGGACCCCATACTTGCGTGCCACTGTATGAGGGAATTGTAAAAGTCAAATTTCCAGCAGTGATTGAACCGTCTGTTACGGACGCGTCTGTCTGCACAACGGTGCCATAATACGTTCCTTCTGTCTGCCGCCCAGATGCAAAGATATTTCCTTGCCACTTCAACTGGTTTTGCATAAGAGTAAACGTGTCTTGACTTCTCATTGTTAACCTGTCGTTGTTGTAGTTGTGGGGGAGCCGTTTGCAGATGCAATAGCGGCCCATGCGGCGGCGCTGTACTCTGAACCAATTGGGAACGGAGCAAGAGGCTGGGAACTGGGGTCGTAAACTTGACCGTATGGCATTGGAACCTGAAGGACGATTGAAGCCTGTGGGTTAAATGCGTCACGTTGCATAGACGAAACCATCCACTGCCCGTCAGCAATTCCACAGCCAGAAACCATAACAATTTCGCCAATGTCAAATTGCCAGTTGTCAAGCATGCAAGTTACCGTGGCTTGACCGAGGGGCTTGCCCACGTCCCAGTCAAAGTCAATCAACTGAATTGTGTCATTGAACTCTGAGATAACCTGCATATTCTTGCCGGTTGTGCCTTTAATTTTGTTGATTGGCGGCTCGCCGTTTTGCCCTGGCAGAATACCAAGCCAGTATTCGTCTGGGCCAAAATAAACGGTATTAGCGTTTTCCCAGATGCGCCAACCAATACTCGAAGCGATGCGGCTCATTGCTGTCCATGAGTCTTCATACGGGTCTGTTGTAGTGCCTCGACCCAATGCAACCGTAATTACCGGAACATTGTTATTGCCCGTAAGAGCGTTCCAAATTGTGGCGTAGTCTGGCGCAACAAGGTTAATGTCTGAATAAAAACTGTTTTTTGGAGCGGGGTTAAGGGCCGTTACAAGACCTGCCATAAACGGGGTTACGCCCGCGCTTGTGGTGCTAGTTATGTTGCCGTTACCGCGTTGTTGCTGAAGACGAAAAACCGCTTCTGATTCAAACACCAGTTGCACCTGGTCGCCGGATTTGACAAATTGCACAAGCGTGTAAACCAATTTGTTTGATTGCTGAATAACTTTTTTGTCCGCGGTTGTAAGCACATAATTGGAAGCGGCAGCAAGCGCGCTTGAGTCAACAAAGGGTTGCGTTCTGCCATTGCCTGTTCCGGCAACAATTAAAGTAAGCCCTTGCTTGATTCCTTGACCACCGCCACCAGCGGCGGAGTCAGTAACTTCAGCAAAAGAAAGAAAACCGCCTGTGGTCTTGTTGCTTCCGGCTCCGGTACTACGCAAAATCTGACGCGTGGGGTCTGTCAACTGAATGGTAATAGTTGACGTTCCCAGCATGTTTTGTTGAAGAATAATGTCGGTAATTGCGTCTTCGTAATAGTAACCAAGTTTTTGATAAACGGTTCCCGTTTTGGGGTCAAGAGTTACAAAGTTTGCAAGGTCGTCTGGTCCAAACCCAATGCCCGTCGGCAGCGTTTGAAGTTTAAGTTTCCCGCTGTTGTCGGGGACCATTGAAGGATTTGCAACAACAGTATCGGTAACGCCAGACGTGGCGCTTTTTGTAGTTTTTCTTGTTGCGGCTTTTTTCTTGTGAGCCATGATTATACGGGGATTTTAATAGTAGTGTGCGCTTTGATTTTGGTTGTGTCTTTAGGGTCTCTAAGGTTGTTTAACCGACCTACTTCTGCAATCCACGTGTTAAGAGTTGTGTACTTTTTACAGTGTTTGTAGCCATTGGGCCCTGTTGCAATTTGTTGCAAAGTTTCATTAGCCTTTACAAGATATGGCCGGCTTGTAGGGGTTGACGTTTTTTTACTCGATTGGGCGGCGTGGCTTTGAACACTGGGAATAGGGCTTTGGTATTCGTAGCAAACAATGGAAACGGTTTGCTGAAGTGGCTCGCCTGTTTGCCCGTCACGGATTGCTTCACGCAACTCAAAAGAATAAAGATACCAAAGAGTAGAAGAACCAGCAGCCGTTGGACCAGAGATTTTAAAAACCGGAGGTTGATATGTGTTTGGGATTGGCTCAACCCAGGAAATCAATTGTTCATACATTTCCGTAACGCTTCTGCCGCTAGGGAGCATGTCGTTTTGGAACATAATAGTCATCTGGGTTTGATACAAAGCACGGTCATACCACTGGGTTGCCGAGGTGTTTTTAGGGCGTTCTACAATTTGCCAACCACCAGCGCCTTGAACTTGACTAAATGTTGAGTCGCCAAGAAGGTTCCCGACAACGGGAAAATAGGCGTCATTGTTTACGCCTTGTGGTGTAAACGTTACTTGTGTTTTTGTATTAACGTTGCCGTCTGCGTATCCCATGTTTTCCTAGTCTATCACTTTCCTGAAGTGCC